ATCACGCTGCAAATTCAGCCATTCTGAAAAGTTGCCTAACCAAGGACCGCCATGCAAATCAGCTTCAACACCGAAAGCCCGAACGATGTCGCCTTCGTGCGCACGCTGCTGGGTATGCCGGCGCCTGTCGCCGTTGCTGCAGCCGCGCCTGCACCTGCCTCTACCCCTGCACCTGTTGCTGTGGCGGCCCCAGCTGGCCGCCCCGTCCCTGCCTGGGCCCCTGCCGGTTCTAGCTGGGTCCCCATGCCCGGCGCGCCGATGCTGCAGGGCCCTGACGGTGCCGTCATCGCTGTGCAGTGGGTCGGTGCCACGCCGTTGCCGAATGCGCTGAGCGTGAACCACGACGCAGCGGCGGAAGCCTTGGGCCAGCTGACTCTGGCGGATGCGCGAGGTGCCGCATGAACTTCGATGCTGCATTCGAAAAGCTCTTGGGGCATGAAGGTGGCTATGTCAACAACCCCGCTGACCCCGGTGGCGAAACGAAATTCGGCGTCTCGAAGCGCAGCTATCCGGCGGAAGACATTGCGGGCCTGACCCTTGACCGCGCAAGGGCCATATACCTGCGCGACTACTGGGGCCCGGCGGGCTGTGACGCGCTGCCGGATGCCATCCGATTCGACGTGTTCGACACGGCGGTGAACAGCGGCGTGCGAACCGCGGTGAAGCTGCTGCAGCGCGCTGTCGGCGAAACGGAAGACGGTGTCATCGGCCCGCGCACGCTGCAGGCTGTGGGCAGCATGACCGGGCCGCGCCTGGCGGCGCGGTTCAACGGGGCGCGCCTGGCGTACATGACCGATGTACCCGCGTGGACCAGCTTCGGGCGTGGCTGGGCGCGCCGCATTGCGGCCAATCTGCAAGGGGCGTAGGCATGGACTGGAAAGACATCGCCGGCACGGTAGGCAAGGCCGCGCCCATTCTGGGCACGCTGCTGGGCGGCCCAGCGGGTGCTGCCGTTGGCGCGCTGGTGGCGTCGGCCCTGGGCACGGGCAGTGACCCCAGCGAAGTGGCGCAAGTGCTGGCCACGAATCCGGATGCAGCCGTGAAGCTGCGGCAGATCGAGTCTGACCGCGCTGTACGGCTGCAGGAACTGGCCACCGACATGGCGAAAGCCGACCTGCAGACGGCAGCCGCAGACCGGGCCAGCGCCCGCGACCGCGAAGCCAAGACGGGCGACACGCTGACACCGCGCACGCTGGCACTGCTGGTGACGCTGGGCTTCTTCGGCGTGCTGGGGTACCTGCTGGCCGCCGGCAAACCGGCGCTGGGCGGTGATGCTCTGCTGGTGATGCTGGGCAGCCTGGGTGCAGCGTGGACGGCCATCGTCAGCTACTACTTCGGCAGCAGCGCAGGCAGCACGCTGAAGACCGAAATCATGGGCCGCAAGGGCGCGCCATGAAGCGGCCGCCTCAGTTCGCCATCTACCGGGCTGCTGACGGCTGGCGTTGGCGCCTGGTGGCCGCCAACGGCGAAATCGTGGCGGTGGGTGAGGCCTACCGCACCCGGGCCGGCTGCCGGCGTGCTGTGGCCACCGTCAGGCGGCTGGCAGCGGCAGCGTCTGTCGTGGTGCCGGCGTAGGCCATCAGGCCACCAGGCAAGCGGGCTGCAGATGGCCAGTATCGACATCGATGCAGTGCTGAGGCAGCATGCGCCCTTGGTGCGCAGCATGGCGCGCCAAATGGCCGTGCGGCTGCCGGCGAATGTCGAAGCCGATGACCTGGTGCAGGCCGGCATGATCGGCATGCTGGATGCGCTGGCCCGCTTCGACGCAGCGCAGGGTGTGCAGTTCCGGACCTTTGCGTCGCACCGCATTCGTGGCGCCATGGTGGACGAAGTGCGCGCAGCAGACTGGGCCAGCCGGGAAGACCGGCAGCAGATGAACCGCGCCGAGGCCACGGCACACCATCTGCGCCAGCGCCTGTGCAGAGAGCCCAGGCAGGCTGAAATTGCCGAGGCGCTGGGCATGACGGCCGCTGAATATGCGCAGGCAGAAGCGCAAGCCCTGTCCGCACCGGTGCTGCTGCACGACCTGGCGCATGACGAGGGCGCAGATTTTCTAGACCGGCATGCCGGCTGCGAAGACACAGCCTCGGCGGCAGAACAGATCGACGCCGCGCGCTACGACGAATGGATGCGCTCTGCCATCGATGCGCTACCTGCGCGCGAACGCTTCATCGTCTGCAATGTGATGGCGGGCCATCTGGATCAGCAAGATGTCGCCGTGGTGCTGGGCGTATCGCCCGCCAGGGTCAGCAACCTGCAGGCGCAAGCTGTCGCACGGATTCGTGCACGGGTACAGGCGGCAGCGGGCGGCAAAGCCCAGGCAGCCGGCGTCACGGGGCCGCCGTAGCCCATTCGTCGCCGGCTACCCAGCGACCGGCGGTGTCCACCCGCAGCAGGCGCGACCTGCCGCCCTTGGCCACCAGCACCACGTCGATGATGTCGGGCGGGCTGTCGTCAGGCCGCAAGCCGCTGGCATAGACCACGATGCGGCTGAAAGTGTCTGCTACCAGCTGCCGCGCCTGCAAGCGTGCATCCGTGTCCAGGTCCATCACGCCGGCTGCCAGCGCGCGCCAGCGGGCATCGGCGCCGTCGATGTCATGCCGGGCCAGCGTGCCCAGCTGGTGTTCGGCCTGGTCGATGCCGGCCTGCAGCCGGCTCTGGTCGGCTTCCAGGTCGCGGGCGCGGCGCGCGAAGGCCGTTGGGGTGTCGGCAGCATCCACGGCCAGCATCGCGTCGACCAGGCGCGCCAGCTGCTGTTCGGTGGTGGCCAGCTGGCTGCGCAGCTTGGCCAGCTCAGCGCGCAGTGGTGCCGCCTGATCGCCGCCGTACAGGACCCGCAGGTTGATCAGGTCGCTGCAGTAGTCCATCAAGGCGCGCTCTATCGGTGCGACGCTGCGGCTTTTCGGGTGCAGGCAGCGGCCGGTACCGTACTGCAGCCCAGCGCACAGCAGGCGCCGATAGCCCGGCTGCAGCTTCTGGCCGGGCGTGCGGATCTTGCCGAACAGGTTCTGCCCGGTCATCGCCCGGCCGCAGTAGCCGCAGCTGGTGATGCCCAGGCCGGTGATGATGTGGGGCACGTCGGTACGCGACCCGCGGCGCCCACGCTGGCCGCCGGCGGTGTGCAGTTCGCTCCACTCTTCCGCCGTCAGGACAGCAGGGTAGTAGCCAGCCAGGTCGAAGGCCTGGCCCCCCACGGTGATGCGCTTCACGCCCACCAGCGCGGGGTTTTTCACAGCCTTGTACAGGTGGCTGGCGGCAACGTCGCCCTTGGTCAGCGACAGGCCAGCGGCTGCCAGCTTGCGCACGATGCCCACACCGCTATGGCCTGCCAGGTACAGCCGCACAGATTCGCGCACAGCAGCCACGCGGTCAGGCACCAGCTGCCAGGCGCCGTCGACCAGCTGCACCCACTGCGGGTCTTTGCCGTTGCGCAGGATGCCGCGCCAGGTTCCCGCCTGCCAGGCGTGGCACTGCTTCAGGATGGCGGCCGTGACACGCTTGCTTTTCGTGTCGCTTTCTTCGTGGGCCCGGATCATCAGCAGCAGGCTGTAGACCAGGTCCATCGGATTCGCCTTCAACTGGGCGCGGCTGTAGGTCTTGCCGTCGCTGGCTGTCACCACGGTGATGCCGGCGTTGACGATCTGGGCCAGCTGGGCCTGCGCCTGGATCGGTTCAGCGCGCGACAGGCGGTCCAGGGCTTCCACCACCAGGACAGACCCGCTGGGTACCTGGCCGCCCTCTACCGCCGCCAGGAACAAGCCCAGCGCGCCGGATTTCACATGCCGCTGGTGGTAGGCCGACAGGCCTTCGTCGCGCAGCGTCAGCGACTCATCAAGCGGAAGGCTATGCTCTGCAGCCCACCGCGCCGCGTAGGCTGCCTGCCGTTCCAGGCTGTGCCCGGCCGCCTGGCGTGGGTCCGAAAACCGAAGATAGCTGTAGACCTTGCCTACCATGACGACTGATCAACATAGCCCGACGGGCCTACGGGGGCCGAGTATAGGTCTGGTGTCGCTTGGGTGCCCGTAGGAGTCTGGATACATACCACGGACGGAAGCAATCAGAATGAAAAGAGGCAGGTGATATGCCTGCCTCTTTTCTCTGCTGGCTTTGCAGCGCTATCGAGCTGCCAGCATGTCCAGCGGGCTGCTAACGCCGGTGCCACCCATGCCGGCCACGTGCGTGTAGATCATCGTCGTCTCGACGCTGGAGTGCCCAAGCAGTTCCTGGATCTTGCGGATGTCAGTGCCGGCCTGCAACAGGTGCGTGGCGAAGCAATGTCGCAACGTGTGGGGCGTGGCCGGCTTGCTGATGCCGGCGGCGTGCACAGCGTCTTTCATGGCACGCTGGATGGTCCAGTCGAACAGGTGGTGCCGGCGTTCTTCGCCGGTGCTTGGGTCGACATGGTAGCCCGGGGTGGCGAACACGTACTGCCAGGGCCATTCCTGACCAGCCCGCGGGTACTTACGGGCCAGCGCGTTCGGCAGGTCCACGCTGGCGCGGCCTTTGCACAGGTCCAGCTGGTGCCATCGGCGGCGTTCTTCCAGGAGCTGCTGCAGCGCTTTGATGAGCCCAGCCGGCAGCACGGTGACCCGGTCCTTGTCGCCCTTGCCGCCGCGCACGATGATCTGGCGCTGGGTGAAGTCGATGTCTTTGATGCGCAGGCGCAGGCCTTCCATCAGCCGCAGCCCGCTGCCATACAGCAGGCGCAGGAACAGGCCGGGTGTGCCGCTGGTAGCAGCCAATACGGCCGCGGTCTCTTCGACGGATAGGACCGTCGGCAGGCGCTGCGGCTGCTTGGCACGCACGATGCCGTCGACCCAGCCGATTTCGATGCCGAGTGCGGCCTGGTACATAAATAGGATGCCATGTAGCGCTTGGCGCTGGGTGCTGGCCGACACCTTGCATTCGGTAGCCAGCGAGGTCAGAAACGCCGACACCTCGATCTGGCCCATGTCCTTCGGATGGCGCTTGCCGCTCCACAAGATGAACCGCTTCGACCAGTGCCAGTAGGCCTGGAAGGTGCGGCGGCTGTAATGGCGAACCGCGCAGGCTTCGCGCATTAGGTCTTCGATTCGCTTGGGCGGCTTGCCGTCGGATAACACCGGAGCTGCGTCGTGCGTAACGACAGCGGCGGCTTGTGAATCAAGGACTTGCATTCTGGCTTCCAGTGTTATGCGACGGTTTCAGGGTTCGCGTGCTGGCGAATTGATGTTAGGCCCCAGATCCACCAGCATTGGCGGGGCAGGCTGCATGGCGCGGTAGTCCGCAACCGCCTTCACCAGCGCCATGTACCGTGCTTCACTCGCGCGCAGTTCTTGGCGCCCATCGCGCAATCCCCTGGCGTACCCCGCCTCTTCCTCGCGCCGCAGTGCCTGCTGGTGCTCGCACTCCATGCGGTGCAGCGCCCGGTGCAGTTCGGTGTCTTCCTCGCAGTGCCGGCGGTTCACTTCCTCCATGCGTCGGTATTCGGCCAGGTCAATCTGGCACCCCGGCTGCTGGTGCTCGCTGTCGCCAAAGTGCAGGCGCGCGGCTTCGGAATCGGCGCACACTTCGCCGCAGTGGAAACACGTCCACGGTGGTGCGTTGGGGCCTAACTCCTCGCTCAAGCCGAGCCCCAACAGCAGGCCGACAGTGTGGTTTTCGGGTGGTTTTGTGGTGCTCATGCTTCATCTCCCGCTGTTGTGTCCGGCTTAGCTCGAACGTTAGGGCACTTCAAAACAGCGCCTCCTGCACCGCGCGCTCTGGCACACAGTGCGGACTGCACCACAACGTTTCCGAGGCGCTGTTTTCCACCGCCTCATCGGTCACGGCGTAGCCCTTGCGCGCCGTCCAGGCCCGAAGGTGCCAGCCGTTCGCCAGCAGCGCGTCATGCTCGCCAGCATGGCCGCAAAGCACGATCCGCAGCTTCTTGTCCTGTCCGTTGGCGGCGCACCAGGCGCGCACCTTGTCGGCAAGGTCGCCACCCACGCCGCCAGCCGCGTAGTCCATCGCGCCTTTTGTGTAGGGCGGGTCGAGAAAAACCCCGGTCGTGCCGTGCCGCGTCGTCACGCTCTCAGTCAGCACGCGCTGCCAGTCGCCCACTGCAACCCGCACGCCCCGCGTGCGATCCTGAAGCGCAGCAAACCACTCATAGATGTATTGCGTGCGGCCCCGGCCGGCATCGCCCAGGTGCGGCAGTTGCCGGTTCACGCCCCGGCCGGCATCGCCCAGGTGCGGCAGTTTCCGGTTCACGCCCTGGCCGGCATTGCCCAGGTGCGGCAGTTGCCGGTTCACGCCCCGGCCGGCATCGCCCAGGTGCGGCAGTTTCCGGTTCACGCCCTGGCCGGCATCGCCCAGGTGCGGCAGTTGCCGGGCGTCCACCAGCTTCTCGCCGTCATGCACCCACGGCCCGGTGCCGCTACACCAGCCCGAGCCGATCCAGTTGCAGGCCCCCCAGCACCACCAGCCCGCGATCTTGGCGTCGTAGTAGTCGGGGTCGGCGTGCAGCCGCTCCAGCAGGCCGGGAGCATGGCGCACCAGCCACGAGTGCCGCGCAAACAGGTCTGCCTCGTTCGTCGGCCAGTCGGTGTGCTTCGCCACGTCGGCGGCATCCAGCGACGCCGCGCGCCAGAAGTTCGCCACGAAGCCGTCAGCGTCGTTGATCGTTTCAACCTTGCCCAAGTTGGGGCGCCCGAGCAGCATAGCAGCAGAGCCGGCGAACGGCTCCACGTAGTTCTCGGGGTCGCCAAGCGCGGACCACACGGTCTCGCACGCCAGCGACTTCCCGCCAAAGTACGGGAACGGTGCTGCCAATGTGCCTGCTACAGACTTCACGGGTTCTCCATCTATCGTCGGAAGTGCCCTAACACGCAATTCGAGGCGACGACCTACGGCCGCGCCTCAATTGCAACGTTGTGCTTCACGCGGCGCACGGCCATTCTTTGAACTCCGCGCCGTCCAGTTCGCAGCCACCAGCGGTAGCCGTAGCGCCGCCCCACTGCTTGAAGAAGAACGCCACGCCGCAGCGGCTGCACTGCTCGCGCAGCAGATCCACCCACTCGCGCTTGATGGGCCGCGCCTTCGGGCCACTCTCGCCGCCAGCAATGACCCAATCCAGGCCTTCGATCAACTGGCGCGGGCCGTCCTTGGTCATCACCGAATCGAACAGGTCCAGTTCGCCCAGAGCCGGCTCGTAGCTCACCCAGCGCACCGTGGCATCCAGTCGCGCCAGCTTCGGCAGGTCGCGCCGTGCCTCTTCCTGGTTCACGGCGCTGATGCCCTGCCACACGTTCATCGGCAGGCGCTCGCGGCCAATCTCCAGCAGCATCGGCAGCACGTTGCCCACGCGTTTCGTCAGCAGCAGCCAGTCCAGGTTCGGCGTGCGGTCAATCAACGCGAACAGGTCAGCGCGCCATTGCGTCGGCACCTCGTTGTCGAACACGTCCGCCAAGCTGGCGCAGAACACGCGGCGGCGCCGGCCGTGCGTAGCCTTGAACGCTTCGTGTTGGCCGTTCCAGAACTCGGGCGTCTTCCAGTTCTGCGGGCTGGTGCGGTGGCGCGGCTGACCAGCGCCCCACACGATGCGCATGCTTCTGGCCGGCGTGCTCACCGACGCATAGCAGTTGTCGCAGCCTGGGCTCACCTTCGTGCAGCCGATCCACGGGTTGAAGGTGCTGTCTGTCCAGCTAATTCCTGTCGTCTCAGCCATTTGCGTTCCTACATTTGCGCGCTTCGGATGGGTGAAGCACAACCCCTCGCTCAAGCCGAGTCGCAACGGAGTACCGTCGCGCCCGGCTTAGCTCGAACGTTAGGCCCGTAGCCGCCGCAGCGCCCAGCGCAGCAGTCCGGCAGGTATCAGCACCGGCCAAGCAAGCGCGGCGAAGTAGCTTGCTGCGACATCCTTTGCAGTCAGGCTCTCCACGAG